GCAACAGGTGTCCCAGTTTCCGGTGGCGCAGCTTTAGGTGCTGTTGTTATTGGTGCTGGTGGTTCAGGAGCTACACCAGAAACTGTAGGAGCTTCCGGATCCACATCTTCTTTTGTAATTGGTGGAGCAACTGTTGCAGCAACAGGTGGTGGTGGAGGAGGTGGTGGTGGTCAACCAGGCGCTAATGGTTTAGGAGCAGCAGGTGGTTCAGGTGGTGGTCCAGGTTCAAATGTAAATTGTAGAGCAGGTGGTGCGGGAGTATGTGGTCAAGGTTTTCCCGGCGGTCCGGCTTTAGCAGGTGGTACGAATTGTACAGCAGCAGGTGGTGGTGGAGCTACAGCAGCAGGTAATGGTCCTCCAGGACCAGGTTTTGGTGGTCCCGGTGGAGCTGGAATACCATTTAGTGGTAGTAATTATGCCGGAGGTGGTGGCGGTGGATCAGGTGGTCCAGGTCAAACTGGCGGAACTGGTGGAGCCGGCGGTGGTGGAAATTCTCAATTATGTCTTCCAGCAAAAAATGGAACAACTAATACTGGTGGTGGTGGTGCTGGAACTCTTCAACCTTCTAGTCCCTTTTCAGGTGGTAGTGGTGGATCAGGTGTAGTAATTGTAAAAGAACCAGGTAAAAATGCAACTGCACCAGGTGTTTGGTCAATGAACACAGTATATGATTTCGTAAAAAGTGACAATTGGGTTCAAACCCCTGCATTTATTTCAGCAACAGGTGGTACAATTACAGAAGATGGTGATTATAAAATTCATACGTTTACAGCTTCAGGACCTTTTAGTGTTACAGCAGCTGTTGGTAAACCTACAGCAGATTCAGCAGCCGATTATTTAATTGTAGCTGGAGGTGGATCAGGTGGTAATGGTAATGGTAATTCTCCAGGAGGTGGAGGTGCAGGTGGTGTTAGAGCTTCTGCAACAACTTATTCAAATGGAGGACCAAGTGCTCCAAGAACAGCATGTGTTGCTGCAGTAACATTAACAACTCAAGATTATTCAATTGTAGTAGGTGCTGGTGATACAGGACAAGCAGGTCCAGCCCCTAGTCCTGGGACAAGAAGAGGTACAGATTCAAGTGGTTTAGGTTTAACAGCTGGTGGTGGTGGAGCTGGTTCATATCACGGTGGTGGTGGAGGTTGTGGTAATTCAGGAGGTTCAGGTGGTGGAGCTGCCGGTGGCGGTTTAAATAAATCGGGTGGTGCAGGTAATACTCCTCCAGCAAATCCAGCTCAAGGTATGCCGGGTGGAGATAGACCAGGTAGTGGACCAGATGGTTCTGGTGGAGCTGGTGGTGGATTTATGACTGCAGGTGCAGATGCACAAGGACCTGGCGGAGCTACAAATCGTGTAGCGCAAGGTGGCGCTGGTGGTGGATTTCCTAATGCTTTTGGTACATCGGGTGAAAATTCTGGTTCATATTATTATTTTGGTGGTGGTGGAGGCGGAGCAGGAAGTCAAGCTACTCCTGCGCCTGTTGCTAATGCTTCTGGTGGTATAGGAGGTGGTGGTAATATTTCAACTGCAGAAGGACCTGGTCCAAGTGCAGCGGGAACACCTGGAGCAGCTAATACTGGTGGTGGCGGTGCGGGATCTAATAATGATTCTTATCCTGTAGTAAGTGCTAGTGGTGGTCCTGGAATTGTTATAATAAGATACAAATTTCAATAATTGACACTGATGATAAAAAATTATATAAACAAACTTTAAGGAGAAAAATAATATGGCACATTTTGCAGAACTAGATAATAATAACGTAGTCTTAAGAGTAGTCGTTGTAGGCAATGATTGCGTACCATCGGACGAACACATTGATGGAGAAACATGGTGTGTTAACTTTTTTAAAGGTGGCACTTGGAAACAAACTTCTTATAATCACAATTTCAGAAAACAATATGCAGGTATGGGTTATACTTATGACGCTGCAAAAAATAAATTTATAAGTCCAAAGCCTCATGCTTCATGGTCATTAGATTCAAATGATGATTGGCAAGCACCAGTAACTTATCCAACAATTACAACTTATGGAAGTAATGATCCATTAGATAGATATATAATTTTTTGGGATGAAGCAGGTCAAAAATGGACTGCAAAAGATCACGAAGATCCACAAAATAATTTTAATTGGGATGCATCAGCACTAGCTTGGGTATCCGCATAAGGAGAACTAAGATATGGCGAGCCCTTCAAACAGCTCAAATAACGGCGGAGTACTAGGAGTAAGTAATAAAACTTCTTATGGTAGATGCACGGTTACATCTAAAACATCTACAGGTTGTTTTACTACACAAACAGGAACTAGAGTTGTTCAAGCTTTATTAGTTGCTGCTGGCGGAGCTGGTGGTGGTGGAGCCGGAGCTGGAGGTGGTGGTGGAGGTGGTTATCTATGTACAGAAGTTAATGTCTGTGGATCAACCTCATATAAATTAACTATAGGTGCTGGAGGAGCTGCTACACCCTCAACAGGAACTGGACCCACTGCTTCATTAGGAAAAGGAACGTCTGGAGCAGCTACAATATTATCTCCCTCACCAAGTGTGCCAACAGCTTTAGCAACGGCTGTGGGTGGAGGAGCAGCAGGTGGATTTAGAGATACACCCGGAGTACCTGGTGGATCAGGTGGTGGTGGTGGAGCTTTTAACTGTGGTGGTTCTCCAGGACCTAATCCAGGCGGAACTGGAACAACTAATCAAGGTAGTAATGGAGGACTAGGTTTTAGAACATGTGGATTAGATGCTGGTGGAGGAGGTGGTGGTGCATCAGCTGTAGGAGTAAATGGTTCAGCTAGTTCTGGGGGAAATGGTGGAGCAGGAACTTCCTCATCACCTTTATCCGCATCTACGTTAAGCGGCGGCGGTGGTGGTGGAGCAGATTGTGCTATACCTTCAGCAGGAAGTGCTGGATCAGGTGGTGGCGGAGCCGGTGGAAGAGGACCAGGCGCTAATGGAACAGCAGGAACAACAAACACAGGTGGTGGTGGAGGTGGAGGTGGAAATCCAGGAGGCAATCAAGGTGGTGCAGGTGGCTCAGGAATAGCCACCGTAAAAGAATTAAACAAAGCAAGTGGTGTGTGGTCAATGCAAAGTCAATTTAGTGCAGTGAAACAAGGAACATGGCCAAGACCATCTGCCGGAGCTTTTAACTATGATTTATTAGTAGTTGCTGGTGGTGGTGGAGGTGCAGAAGGTGGTGGAGGTGGAGGTGGTTATAGAATATTAAGTTGCCAACCTGCAGTTCCAGGAACTTATACAGTTACTATCGGTGCTGGAGGAAATGCTGGTACTCATACAACTAAAGGAACAAATGGTGCGGATTCGATTTGGAATGTAGGGCCTGCAAATATTACATCTACAGGAGGTGGTGCTGGAGGAACAGGTCAACCAGCTACATTAAATGGTAATCCAGGAGGATCAGGTGGTGGTGGTGGAATGGGTACAGGTTCTGCTGGAAGTGGGAATACTCCTGCAGTACCAGCTCCATTAGGAGGACCGCAAGGAAATTCAGGAGCACCCGGAACAAAAAACTCACCTACTACTTATAATAATAGTGGTGGTGGAGGAGGAGCTAATGCTGTAGCATGTTGTGCGGTAGGGGGTGCTGGAAAAAGTGCAATACCTGTTTTTGGAGCCGCTCCGCAACCTTATTATCCTGCTCCTACATACCCTAGCGGCGGTGAAGGTTACTTCGCAGGTGGTGGTGGAGGAAGAAGAGAAAATCCAAACCCTGCTCCTCCTGCATTATTTGCCGGTGGAATAGGTGGTGGTGGAATGGGTAGTAATGGAGGAAATACTCCACCTGGCGGTGCGCCAGCCCCTTCTAAAACTGGAATTGTTAACTCAGGTGGTGGTGGTGGAATGTATTATCCAGGAGAGTTAGGAAGTGGTGGATCTGGTGTTGTTTTAGTTAAAATCCCTAGTGCAGCATACCCTTTTGTATCAATTTGTGGATCTAATAGTTTAGCACCAACACCATCAGGTGGAGTAGCTCGTTTTGTTGCTAGTGGTTCATTAACAGTTGATTAATATTTATTTTTATTTTATATTGTCTTTATAAAGACATATGCAATTACAAAATTATTATTACTGGTTTAAAGATGCTATACCTCATCATGTGTGTGATGACATCGTTCGTTATGCAAAATCTATACAAGATCAAATGGCAGTTACAGGTGGTTTTGGTGATAAAAAATTAAATAAAAAAGAAGTACAAGATTTAAAAAAGAAAAGAGATTCAGATATAGTTTGGTTAAATGAACGTTGGATTTATAATGCAATACATCCTTATATACATGCAGCTAACAGAGATGCTAATTGGAATTTTCAATGGGACTTTTCTGAGTCTTGTCAATTTACAAAATATAAAAAAGGCCAATACTATGATTGGCATTGTGATAGTTGGGATAAACCTTATAATCAACCCAACACAGAAAGTCATGGTAAGCAAAGAAAATTATCTGTAACTTTATCTTTATCTAATGACAAAGAGTATAAAGGTGGTGAGTTAGAATTTGACATGAGAAATATGGATCCAGATAAGAAAGCAAATACCCATGTATTAAAAGAAATAAGATCTAAAGGTTCTTTAGTTGTATTTCCTTCTGATGTATGGCATAGAGTTAAACCGGTCAAAAGTGGTATTAGACATAGTTTAGTAATCTGGAACCTTGGATGGCCATTTAAATAGGAAAGATATGAAAAAGAAAAAGAAAAAGAAAAGAATTAAAAAACCAAAACCAATAACTTATCCTCAACAATTAAATAGAGAAGATTATTTTAAATGTCCTATATGGTTTGGTGATGCACCAGAATTTGTTGATGAAATAAATAAAGCTTCAGATAAATATATTGATGAAGCTAAAAAAAACATGCAGCCTAGTATAGATAAACGTAACAAAACAAATAAAACTAAAGGTGATCTTGGTAGTGTTTATCATTCAACAACTTTAATAGGTGATTCTAAATTTAAAGTATTAACAGATTACATAGGCGCTACATCACATAACTTACTTTTAGAAATGGGTTTTGACATGTCAGGTCATCAATTATTTACTACAGAAATGTGGGTGCAGGAATTTGCTAAAAATGGAGGCGGTCATCATACATTGCATACACATTGGAATGGTCACATCTCTGGTTTTTATTTTTTAAAAGCTAGTGATAAAACATCTATGCCTTTATTTGAAGATCCAAGAGCAGGTAATATTATGAATCTTTTACCTGAATTAGATAAAACAAAAGTAACCTATGCAAGTTCAATGGTGCATTATAAAGTACAACCAGGTCGAATGATATTCTTTCCGTCATACATGCCGCATCAATATATAGTTGATTTAGGTATAGAACCGTTTAGATTTATTCATTGGAACTGCCAAGCAATACCAAAAGGAGTATTAAATGTCGTTCAAGAAAAATAAATATAAAGTATTAAAAGCAGCAATATCACCTGAACTAGCAGAGTTTGTTTATACTTATTTTTTAAACAAAAGAACTGCAGCTAGATTTTTATTTGATCAAAAATATTTGTCACCATTTAATACAGAGTATGGTGTATGGAATGACGAGCAGGTTCCTAATACTTATTCACACTATGGTGATCTAGTAATGGAAACTTTACTTGGTAAATTAAATGACAAAATGAATAAAGAAACTTTACTAAAGTTAAGTCCTACTTATTCCTATGCAAGAATTTATAAAAAAGGAGATGTCCTAGTTAGACACAAAGATAGATATTCATGTGAAGTATCTACTACGTTAAACTTAGGTGGAGACTCGTGGCCTATATATTTAGACCCAACAGGAAAACAAGGACAAGCTGGAGTTAAAGTTAATCTTGAGCCAGGTGATATGTTAATTTATTCTGGTTGTGATCTTGAACATTGGCGAGAACCTTTTGAAGGTAAAAATTGTGCACAAGTATTTTTACATTATAATAATTTAAGAGGTAAAGATGCTAAACAAAATTTATATGACAAGCGTCCTATGTTAGGTTTACCTGCATATTTTAAAGGCTTTACAGTACCTAAAAAATAATATATACAATAAGCTTGCGGAGGGATGATCCACCACAGATTCCCTCTGCTTTAAAACCTATTGAAATCACTCACAATCTGATATAGTACCTAGTAAACAGGATTTTATATGCTACAAAAAATAGCCTTTTTACCAGGATTTAATAAACAAATTACTCCAACAGGTGCCGAAGGACAATGGACCGGGGGAGAAAATGTTAGATTTAGATATCAATCACCAGAAAAAATAGGAGGTTGGAATCAACTAGGAGCTGATAAATTAACAGGTGTTGCTAGAAAACAACATCATTTAGTAAGCACAGCGTCTGTTAATTATTCTGCCATAGGGACCAATAGAATTTTGTATGTTTATTCTGGTGGTATTTTTTATGACATACATCCTATTAAATCTACTTTTGCAGGAGCTACGATTACTACAACTAATGGGTCTCCTACAGTTACTTTTACAATAAGTTCTACATCAGGCATGTTGGCCGGTGATATTATTTTTATTAGTGGAGCAAGCACCACGGTTCCCGGAACAACTAATTTTACAGCAACAGATTTTGATAATAAAAGATTTATGATTACTACTGTTAATAGTAGTACGACTATTAGTGTAACAATGGGATCTAATGAAACAGGTGCCGGTGGCACTGGAGGTAGTACAACTGTTAACTTTTATTATCCAGTAGGACCCGCAGAACAATTAGGAGCTTTTGGTTGGGGTATATCACAATTTGGTGGAACTATTTCTGGACCAACTCCAACAGGAATTACATTAGATGGAGCTTTAGCTGATGATACTCAAGGAAATAATGGAAATGCTACAACTATTACTTTAAGTTCTATAACAGGTTTACCTAGTTCAGGGACTAATTTTATTTTAGTAGGAGCAGAAGAAATTTCTTATACCGGAGTGGATGTTGCTAATAAATTAATTACAGGAATTACAAGAGCAGCAAGAGGTTCTACAAGAGCATCACATGGTGCTACTGCAGGAATTACTAATACATCTTCTTTTACAGGTTGGGGATCACCAGCTTCTAACACAGACTCAATTACAGATCCTGGTCTATGGTCCTTAGATAATTTAGGAAGTAAACTTATAGCATTAATACATAATGGTGAATGTTTTGAATGGGATGCAGACGCATTAAACGCTACAAATAATAGAGCAACTATTATTGCTAATGCACCAACAGCATCACGTGATATGTTAGTATCAACTCCTGACAGACACTTAGTATTTTTCGGTACTGAAACTACAATAGGTAGTAAAGGCACACAAGACGATATGTTTATTCGTTTCTCAGATCAAGAAAATATAAATTCATATACACCAACAGCAATCAATAGCGCGGGTTCACAAAGACTGGCTGATGGATCACGGATCATGGGTGCACAGTTAGGTAGAAATGCTTTGTATGTATGGACAGATACAGCTATGTTTACTATGAGATTTGTTGGAACTCCATTTACATTTGCTTTTGAACAAGTAGGTACTAACTGTGGACTAATAGGACAGAATGCAGCTGTCGAAGTTGATGGTGCTGCTTACTGGATGTCAACCAATGGTTTCTTTAGGTACACTGGACGACTAGAATCTATGCAATGTTTAGTAGAAGATTTTGTTTTTGAAGATATTAATGAATCCTCTAATCAATTAATTAATGCAGGTATTAATAATTTGTTTGGTGAAATTAATTGGTGGTACTGCACCAATACTTCTAATGTAGTTGATAGATGCGTTACATATAATTATTTAGATTCTACACAACAACGTCAAATTTGGACCGTTAATACTAGTGCTTTATTTAAAAGAACTACTTGGGAAGATTCTTCTGTATTTGGTTTACCTCATGGCACAGC